CCTGATCTGCCAATACCTGGCAGTCTACCTCGAGCATGCTGACTGGAAACCAGAGAGAATCTGGGGAGATGTCGGCATCGCATTCGGAGACGATAGCGTATTCAATGCGCTGTACCAGAGGCCCGTCGAAAAGGCGGCCAAGTTTCTGGGACTCAATCTCCGTCCCGAGGAGGTGCAAGTTGGAGGACAAGGGCCAATCACCTATCTCCAACGTGTATACCCGGACATCCACCGCTCGGTGAAGAACTTTGCGGCGTTCGGGCGGCTTTTGCCAAAGCTCCATATCACTATGCGGCCGGACCACATTCCAGACAGTGTGGCCGCAATGGACCGAGCAGAGGCATATCTCGCAACTGATGCCACCACACCACTCATCTCCGACTGGTGTAAGGCCATCATCAGGGTGCATGGGCCTGAGGCCTCTGTCGCTGTAGCCGAGCGCGCTAAGCGTTGGGCAGCCCTCGAGAAGGAAAACAATTTCGAGGCGCGCGATTACGTCCACAAGACGAATCGCTGCTATGGCGACGACCCAGACCTAAACGGAACGTGGACTGGAGGACTCTCCAAGGAGGAGGTCTTCAACACAGTCGCCGAGATGCTCGGGGTTTACCCCGAATCCTTGGAGGAGACTCTAAGCAGCATCAAGGACGTCCAGACGCAGGAGGGACTTTGGAAGCTGAAGCCAATTCCATGGCATCCTAAGTTGGATTCCTACAATGATGAAGGAATCATGACGAAGGAGCTCATCAGCCCCAAGGAGTCCGTGGGCCCCGTGAAGAAAACACCAGGGAAGCCAAAACCCAATGAGAAACCTCCTCAACAACCTGTGGCTCGCAATGGCCACGCTGGCAAGAAGAATCCTGCCAAATCCCAACCCCCTGCTCCACCACCTGGAAATGGAGGCACTGGTCAGCCCTCTGGACCAAGACCTGGTCCTGGCGCAGTACTTCCTAACAATGGCGGCCAAAAGCACGGGAAGTCGGGAGGAGCTAATGGCACTCTACCGCGGAGCAAAGGAAGCGGTGGGAAGAAGCATCCAAAGGCTCAGGGACCCAGCAAGTCTGGCGGACGCCAGGCTGGAGCAGCGGGCCCAGCAGATTCTGCAGCACCTCCAGGAGATAACAAGGCTCCAGGAACTGCCGGTGCCTCAGGCGGCGTAAGCGAAGCCGCTGGTACCCAGGCAGGTGCACAGCCAAGCAATGCCAATAAGAAGTCTCAGAAGAAACAGCCGAAGAAAGCACCACCGAAGAAGAAGAAAGGTGGCGCTGCTCCGACAGGAGCGGCTGTCAAGCAAGAAGAGCAAC